AAAAAATCCATAGCTTTTTGTTGTTCCTGAGTAACGCCCGGTCTCAACTTGATCTCGTCGTAATATTTACTCTTAGTTTCTTCCAAAAAGTTTTTGGCTTTTGCAATTTCTTCTTTAAAAGCAAGTTTCTTTTTCTTTATGTCTCGCTCTTCGTCCATATCTTCATCATATGAAAAATTATCTTCCATTATGAAAGCTATTTCTTCTTGATTAAGATGTGACTTAGTATTTTTATAATATTCTTTAAGCAAAGCGTTGTCATCAATGTTAGAATAATCTCTATTTAATCTAACATAGTCTTCAATATTACCACCTGTTTCCTCCATAAAAGAAACTAGTTTTTCAATATTATCAGGTAATTGTTTTCCTAAAACCTTTTCATCTCTTACAGCTTCTTTATATTCGTTCTCTACTTTTTTAGTTTCATCTTCTATTATTTCTAATATAGGAGACTCTACTGTTTCAGCTTGGGTGGACCGTACTTCTTCAACCACTTCTTTGCTACTTGTCTCGTCTTTCTTTTCTTCGACAACAGCATCGCTATCATTTGTTTCTTGTGTTTGAACGGCATCTTTTACTTCTTCTTTTATTTCTTCTTTGACTTCTTTTTCTTCTTTGTTAGCTAAATCTACTTTATATGTTTCGTTTGATTTAGTCTTTATAGAAGGCTTTTTAGCTTTAACCTTTAAAGGCTTTACTTCTTCTTTTTGTGACATAATATAATATAATAATTAATAATAATTACTAAGTATTAACCTAGTAATGGGTTTTGTTGATTTGTTTCAAAATCTGTTGGTAATAAATCGTTTTTACGTTGATCAATCATTTGACTTTGTTGAGTAGCTTGAATCCTGGTTCTTTCATCTTTACGATCTTCAATCATTTTTTCTTTTGCGTCTATCTGCTGAGTTTCCATTTGTTTTAATTTCATATCGAACTGATACCTTAATTCTAACAACTGTCTATCAATCTCTGCTTTTTGTTGCATTTTATTAATCTCAAACTGAGATTTAGCTTGTTCAACCTGTACTTCTGTTTCTGCTAATGCTTGTTGCTTTTGCATTTCAGCTAAAGCAGCTTTTTCGCTAGACTCAGCATTTGCTTGAGCTTGCGCTTGTATATTAGCTTGCGCAGCTTGTTGATCTCTTTTTTGTTTAGCTTTTCTTCTTTGCTTTAACATTTGATTAGCAAGCTTAATATTGTTAATCTCTCTTAAATCAATAGCATCTTCTAAGTCAATACCACCACTTTTTAAAGCTATTTGTATGTTTTGTTCTAACACCTGTTTTTCTTCTTCATCAGGTTCTAATTCTAAGAATATACCAAAGTCGTGTATATTTAAATCAGATAGCTCATCTAATGTAGCTACATTGTATCTTGATATACTATTTTCTAAAGCTTGTCTAGTAAATGGAAATTCTAAAGAATCAGAAACCCTTAATGATACATTTTCACATGTTCTAGATGTAAGGTATAACATTGCTTGTAGTAAATGTCTAGTTGCAGTGTTTGAATTAGCAGCAGCTAATTTCTGTAACCCTACTAAAGCATTTTTATCAGGAGTACTACCATCTCTAGCTTCATTAAGTCCGGTTACATCTCTTATCATTTGCAAATAGTACTGGTAAGTTTGTATTAAACTTTGTATTTTAGCACCACCTGATCCAGTTTGTAATTCTTGTATTGGAACTTTACCTCTATTTAAATCACCATCTTGAGTTAAACTTCTACCTACAATAGAACCTGTTTGAAAATACATATTCAAAGCTTCAGCTGGGTTATAGTTAGTCCCATTGCCAAGATCTACTTCTGCCAAACCATCCATATCTAGGTATACACCATCAGGAACTACTCTAGATAATACTTGTTGTATCTTTAAATGAGTTAATTGAATCATATCAGCAAAACCAGTTATACGGTTTACTAATGAATCAATTTTACCCTTGTACATTCTAGGTGCACATATACTATAATTCATTTTCACTTTAGTAGTATCAGCACTAGGTCTAGTCATATTTTCAGCTAACTCCCATTTTAACATCATAGGATGCCCTAGTATTTTAGCTCCACTATATAAAGTTTCTATAGTTCTAGATACTCTATCAAACTTATCACTTTTAGGTGGGTTAAAAGTATCTGACTTTTCTAATGCTTTTTCTAAACCTGTGTTAGTTTCTTTTATTTTAAATACTTGATCTGAATAAGTTTTATATTCAAAATAAACTACTTGAACAGTTTGCTGATCACTTCTACCATTCCAGTTTCTTAAATACTCAGAGTTGCCAGGATATTTCTGTATAGTTTCCATCTCTTGGTCTGTAAGATAAGGAAACTGCATTTTTAAATCTGATAAAGATATTGATTTAACTTCACCAGCATAATATATATCTTCAAAATTAGGATCTTCTGTATATGAATAAACTAAAGCTGCTGGATCTACATAATCTATAACAACGCCTTCTGCTTTGTTCCAGTTAGTTTTTACAGCACCTATACCTAAAACAGTTAAATCTTGACAAAACCTACGTCTTGTTAAATCATATCTATTTCTATTAAGTATATCAGTTATAACCTCTTCTTCAGCTATTTCTATAGACTGTTTATAATCTAATTGTAAATGCAATTGTAACTCTTCTTCACTTTCTAAACCTAATTCTTTGCTAGCTTTGCTTTGCATTTCAACACCTAAAGTATCTCTTAATTGCTGTATTAAATCTCTTTCTCTAACATCACGCATCAACTCTTTAGCATACTCTGTTCTTTTATTAGTTGAAAAAGGATCAACTGCAAAAGCTTTTATTTCGTAATTCCTCTGTGACATACCGTTAACTACTATATCTACGAACTTTGATATAACAGGAACTGGTTTCCAGTCTAAATTTAAGTAAGATAAATCACCATTTATAGCTAATTCGTCTTTATATTTTTGAACAGGTTGTTCGCCTCTTGCATATAACCTTAAACTGTGATAGTTAGCATAGTTAGTAGCGTAGCCACTCATGCCAGCACCACCTCTATAATTCCTAAACCATTCTCCTTCTATAGCTCTACCGACAGCAAGACCATATTCTAAAGTAGCTTTCTCTGCATCAGGTACTACCTGGCTTGGGAACGAACTATTATTATTATAAGAAATCTGATTCATTTATTTATTTTATTATTTTTGAAACATCTCCATTGTTATTATATTTTTTAAAACCTAAAGTTATAGGTTTATAATTTTTTTCAGGAGTTGGTCTATATCTGTTTTTATTACAAGCCATAATTGCTAGACCAGAACTTATAGTAGCATCGTACTTAGTTCTATTGTTTATATTAAATTTACCCCAGTCTTCTAAGGTTTTGTGAAAATACATATCTCCATATCCTTCTTGTAAAGCACCTACATAAGTTTCTATATAAGATTCTATTGCTGCTGCATGTGCTTGCTTAATGTCTTCACTTGAATTAGGTATTCCACCTATTTCTTTTTCTGTTGTTGAAAGTTTGTTCCAAATTTTATCAGGACGATTCATTGAAAACCCTCTATAACCTCTACGTTTTAAATAATACAATAGTCTAGGTTTATTATTTTCACAAAGTAAAGGCATACTATAAAATACTAAAGCCATTAACACGTCTTCAAAGAATATCTCAGCTGTCTGAGGTCTTGATATATATTCTAAAAAGAAATGGTTAGGTGGTGCGTCTTCCATTGAGAACTTAGTTAGTCCATGTAAAGCACCGTTAGATCCTTTGCCATCTACTGTGCCACTTATATCATAACTATCACAACCAAAAGCTCCAATATGTTCATTACCAGGTGATTTAGTACCATTATTTATAATCACTCGGTTTTGCAGGTTTTTAGGTGGTACCCAAGATATTAAAAATCTCCCGTCTTTATTAGGCATGAAAGAAACTTTAGTATCTTTAATACCATTTTCCCACATAAAACTACCTCTTGTAACTGAAGATATATTATTTAACTCTATATTATAATCTATTTGTTGGTATATTCTAGTTAAATTAAATAAAGTATCTTTAGCTTCATCTCTAAAAGCATGAGCTTCAGTTCTTGGAAATTGACGGTAATATTCATTTAAACCATCTTGATCCGACCTTAAGCCGTCGACTTCGTTTTCCCAGTGCTCAATAACTCCCGTTTTAATTTCAATACCATCAACTCCTTTGACTGAACCTTCGCCTCCAATGAAGACAGGTAGTCCATAAGTATCGATGAATCCTTCGTAGTTCCATTCCATAGGAATGAACAAGCTATAGAGCCCAGAAGATGTTTGTCCGTTTCTATTTCTTT